TGCTGGTCCAGCTGCTATTGCAAACACAATTTATGGCGGACGCTATGGTAACGCACAAAACGAAGGTTATAAATATCGTGGTAGAGGACTAATACAATTAACATTTAAAGATAATTACAGAACATACGGACCAAAAGCCGGCCACCCTGAAATTGTTGAAAATCCAGACTTAGTTAATGATCCTGAAATTGCTGTAAAAATTGCATGTGCGTATTTGCAGTCTAAATCAATTAGTTGGGATAGTTTTGATTTTGCTTCATTGGGCCAACAGTTCCGCAGAGCAGTTGGTTATGCTGATCAAGGAGGTGCCGAAACAGCAAATCGTATAGGACTTGGTAGAGGATTTGCAAGTAAAATAATTACCGGAGACTTAGTACCATTAGCAAGTATTACAACAGAACCTGCAGGTACAAATATTGAAGCAGGCAATCGAGCACCAGACGACGGTTCTAGGGGGTAAATACTACTATGAGCACATTAGAAAAAAAATTATATAAAGAAGTTGAAGTAAAATCTAACAAACGTCCGTCTGCTCCTGTTACAAGCAGGGCTTATAGAGGCCTTTCAACTGTTAATCCAGAAAACAACAGCTATAATTTATATGATATTGCCCTTATTAAACAGGATATTATTAACCATTTCCATATCAGAATGGGAGAAAAACTAGAAAGACCTGACTTTGGAACAATTATTTGGGACGTACTTTTTGAGCCCATGACAGATCAGTTGAAAGAAGCTATCGCAAATAATGTTACAAGTATTATCAATTATGACCCGCGTGTCCAGGTTGAAGGTGTTACTATAGACACTTACGAAAGTGGAATTATGATAGAGTGTACCCTTACATACTTGCCTTATAATATTTCAGAAAGTATGCGTTTAAAGTTTGACGAAGACAACGCAATTACTTCTGTATAATATACGCACTTATCTTATCTTAATAAATACTATATCGAATAAAGGAAAGCAAGTATGTCAACAACGGACAGACAAAATAGACTATTACTAGCGGAAGATTGGAAGAGAGTTTATCAGTCATTCCGTAACGCAGATTTCCAAAGTTATGACTTTGATAACCTGCGTAGAACTATGATCAATTACCTCCGTCAAAATTATCCGGAGGACTTTAATGACTACATTGAATCGAGCGAATATCTAGCACTTATTGATCTTATTGCTTTCCTAGGTCAAAATATTAGTTTCCGTGTTGATCTAAACGCTCGTGAAAACTTTCTAGAACTAGCAGAACGTCGTGAAAGTGTATTACGTTTGGCAAGATTGCTTTCCTACAATCCTAAGCGTAATCAAGCAGCAAACGGTTTACTAAAATTTGAAACAGTTAGCACCACAGAAGAAATTTATGATTCAAACGGAACTAACCTGTCAGGACAAACTGTAATATGGAATGATATTTCTAATCAAGATTGGTATGAGCAATTTATTAAAATTCTTAACTCTGCATTGCCTGCAAATGGTGTTGTAGGGCGACCAGTTAAAAAAGACACTGTCAATGGAGTAAGTGCAGAACAATATCGTGTTAACGGTGTTAATACAGACATTCCGGTTTATAGCTTTACAAAAAATGTTGACGGACAAAGCACACAATTTGAAATAGTATCTACTGATATTAGTGAAGGACAGCTCTTAGAAGAACCTCCGCTACCAGGAAATAACTTTGCATTTGTTTACAGAGATGACGGACAAGGTGCTGCTTCAAACAACACGGGATTTTTTGCACATTTCCGTCAAGGAAGATTAGATCAAGGTTCCTTTAACATTACAAATCCAAGTACTAATCAAGTAGTTGCAATTGATGCAATTGATGTTAACAATTCAGATGTTTGGTTATATAAATTAGATGCTACTGGTAATGAAAACGAGCTATGGACTAAAGTTGACGCTGTTGAAGGTAATAATATTGTTTATAATAGTTTAAATAAAAATATTCGCAGCATTTTTAGTGTATTAACTCGAGTTGAAGACAGAATTAGTCTAATATTTTCTGATGGAGTTTTTGGTAGTTTACCAAAAGGAACTTTTAGAACCTACTATCGTGTAAGTGCAAATAGAAGTTACGTTATTAGTCCTAGAGAACTTATTAATATTACAATTAGTGTACCTTATCAAAGTAAAACAGGCACAACAGAAACACTTACTATTGGTTTAGAACTAAAATATACAGTTGATAACTCAAGTATTTCTGAAACTAATGATGAGATCAAATCAAATGCTCCTGCTACATACTATACTCAAAACAGAATGGTTACAGGTGAAGATTATAATATTACTCCTTTAACATCTAGTCAAGAAATTATTAAAGTAAAATCAGTTAATAGAACATCTAGTGGAATTAGCAGATATTTTGACTTGCTAGATGCAACCGGAAAATATTCTAAAACTAATTTGTATGGAAAAGATGGAATTTTATATACACAGTTACTTGATAGCAAATCAACCTTTACATTTCTAACTAGGACAGATGTTGAAGGAATTATAAGAAATCAAATTGAGCCGATACTTGGTGATTATAAAACAAGGAACTACTACTATGCACAATTTCCGATTATTCGTGTAGCAGATTTGCAAGGTGCCTGGAATCAAGTAACAAATGCTCAAAATCTTTCAACAGGTTATTTAAGTGACAACGATAATACAAGATTAAGAGTATCATCGTTTACAGGATCTACTCTAAAGTATGTTGAACCTGGTGCAATGTTAAAGTTTGTATCACCTGACGGATTCCACTTTATGCCAGACGGAACACTTATGGCAGGAAATGCCACGCATCCGGGTGCAACTACATACAAATGGGTAAAGGTTATTAGTATTAGCGGCCCTGGCACAGACGACACTAATGACGGACTAGGCGCTATTAGTTTGAATGATATTATTCCAACAGGCGCAGAGTTAGTTGAAGTTAAACCAGTGTTTACTACTTCAATCGAGCCTCAAATTCAAACACAAATGATCGATCAAATCTTTGCACAAAAGGTATTTGGATTAAGATTTGACTTTAATACTTCTACGTGGCGTGTAATTGTTGAAAATAACCTAGATTTAATATCTACTTTTTCAACAGGTAAGACAGGCGATTTGACAAATCAGCAACTTGATGCTAGTTGGTTATTGTTATTCCAGACTGATGGCGAAACTTATACAGTTACTTCTCGAGGACAGCGTTATGTATTTGAAAGCGATGAAGAAATAAGATTCTACTACGACAGCACAGATAAAGTATATGATCCTGCAACTAACGAGGTAGTTAAAGATAGAATTACACTTATGTCAATTAATACACAGTCAGATGAAGACACAGGAGGTTATGCATTAACACCTTATACTGTTCCATTTACTTGGGAAGTAGTTAATGAGTATCGAGACAAAGAAGGATATGTTGATAGTAAAAAAATTGAAGTAGGATTTTTTGACTCTGACGATGACGGTGTTGTTGACGATCCTGAAATTTTTACTCGTTTTGTTGCATCCGGCGAAAAACAAAAGTGGATATTTTTAAAGAAATATACAACTACTGATAATGTTGATGATTTTAGGTATGTTAGTGCTGTTGAAGAATCAATACAAACAGTAGCAAATCAAACTGAAATCGAAGATAATGGAGTATTAAGTTACCCGGAAGGATCTGTATTTTACATTATTGATAAAAACATTTTCAAAGTATATAATGCTGATACAGAAACATTAGATTTAACGGTAGAATATCGTGCATATAACGGCCGAGATGATATTATATTCCAATATGTGCATAGTGCAGACGAAAGTAATCGTATAGATCCTAGTAGTTCAAATATTATTGATATCTATATGCTTACTAGACAATATGACACAGAATTTAGACAGTATTTAAGAGGAGCAAGGACTACCAAACCTTTGCCGCCTAGCAGCGATGCACTGTTTATTAACTACGGACAGGAAATTAACAAAGTTAAATCAATCAGTGACGAAGTAATTTATCATCCGGTTAAGTACAAAGTGTTATTTGGAAATGAAGCGAACGACGACTTGAAAGCAACTTTTAAAATTGTAAAAAATACAGATCGTGTTGTTAACGACAACGAATTAAAAGCAAACGTTATTACAGCTATTAACGAATTT